CACTCGGGTCTAGGTTTAGGACGTACTCTAACTTATGTTCTTGGTCAGCCATGGCCGTAAATAAGAAAAGCCCCCGTCGTTACGAGGGAGGTAACAACGGGGGCATCTTGCGGGTGCAACTTAAACTATTTCCCACGCATCTGGTCAAGCATCTCAGGTGTTACCCCAAGCTCCCTTAGCTCTTGCTCGTAGCTATCATCGTGGAACTCGCTATTGTCTGGATTGCCGTCGGCGTTGCGTTCTTGCTCAAGCTCGATCACTTGCCGATACTCCAGAATTACCTGGGCCTCCGTCATTGCTAACCATCGAGGGTCAGTTGGGAGGAGTCGGTAGCGATCGCGGAGGATGAAACAGATTTTTTCCCATCGCCCGCTGTCGCTACCGTCCCAGATTTTTTTGCTTGGGCATCCTCAACCTGCTGGTCCAGCCAGGCGGAATACTCCTCAGCAAATTTGCCAAAAAATTGAAAGTCCTCTGAATTGGTAGAGGTTAGCAACTGGTCCACAAACCCCACCGGTTCTACAATCACCGCTTGGGCGATCGCGACTACCAGGGCGTTGTACCGTAGCTGGTCACCGGCATCTACCCCCTCAATGCCTGCCTCCGCCAGGGCGCGGTTAATGAACCGGTCCTGGTAGGCGGGAATCAGGAACATGGAGTCGTTAAAGGTACGGGGTCGAACGACTAAGGTGCCTAGCCGCTCAAACCCCGTCACCGTCATTGTTACGGTTGTCATCTTGCACTCGCATTAAAGAACTAGGGAAGGGCGATCAACCCGCCGCCATCGCTGAGGGTTTGATCAATCGCTGAGAAGGACACGTTTTCCATGATCAAGGTGTCCTGGGCGGTGAAGTTACTCTCATAGGAGTTGATCACACAGCCGAAGATGGTGCCAATGATGCCGCCGCCGCCGGATAGGTCCGCAGGACCCTGGGCCGGAGCATAAAGCTGAGGGACGCCTACGCCAGCACTACCCCGACGGGCGATCACAATGTCAAACTCGGGCATATTGGTGATGGTCGCCGCCCGGCTGGTGCGATCAATAATGCCGCCGCTGACTGACGCTAGGCGCTTCATCAAGTCCCCATACTTCAGCATCATGGAGCTGATTCGCCCCTGGTATTGCTTGATGCCAGGGACAAATTCGACAGCGCGATCGCTGCCAATCTCGATGGCGGGCCGGGCTTGGGTTTGGGCGGAGATCGAGATCGATTGGATTCGCCCTAGGCGCAAGCCGTTGATAACCAAAGCAATGTCGAGCGAAAACTCAGCCCTGGCGAAGACGGAGTTTTCCACCCGTGAGTACGTGTTTCTGAAGGCCAAAATAACACCTCCTGGGGTGAATAAGGTTGGTTAGACTCCTATGCGGCCACGGTGGCGGTATCAGGCACCGGCGCCAGGATTTGCGAGTTCAGGATAAAGTCGATCGCGGGGGCCGGGTAGATCTTGTAGGTAACGTCGATGGCGCTGCGGTTGGTTTGGTTGAGCGTCGCCGCCGTAAAGCTAGGGTCGTAGCCGTAGATGATGCCTTGCCCACTAAGCCGGTCTAGGGTAAGGTTCACCGCCTCGCGGATGAGCCCCAGGGTGGTGCCATCTAACGCCTTGCCGATAAATAGGGTTTCCTCCAGGTCGCGTACCGTCTGGGCCACGTAGTCGCTCTGGTTGATGATCGAAATTTGCTCGAACACCACAGAGGAACGGGCGGTGGTAATGGCCCGGGTCACCCGGAAGCCTCGGGACTCCCGCACCAGGGTAGGGTCACGCTCGATGGTTAGAATGCCGGAGACGATCGCGTCATCCAGTTCGGTGCTACCGGGCTGGTACTCAAATTCAGCGGCGGTGATATTAGTTAGGAAGGTATGGGTAATCGGGTCAGAGACGCCATTGCCTTCAGCCGCTAACATCCCCGCCACGATCGCGGTAGTGGCATAGGCAGAGGAGTAGGTACGTTGGCTGCCGGTCACTAGGTCCGCCATGCGCAGCCCGGGGGAGACAAATACCACCCGTTCGCTGTTGAACGTTTCTGCCCTGGCCCGGATTTGTGCCTGAGTCCAGCCCAGGGGATGACCCAGGATGCAAATACGCTCCCGCCGTTGGGCGGTGGTGGACATCAACCGGCAATGGTCAGCGAAAGCGGCTTGAACGCCGGCATCGGTCACTCCGGCGGGCACTAGGTAACGCAGGGGCGTATATTTCACCTTGTCGAGGGCTTCCAGCCAACGCTGCAGGGTAGGAACAGAGTCGAAGCCACCGCTAAGGACAATGGAACCGGTGGGCGGCAATGGGTCAATGCCACCGGCTAGGGACACACCACCGGCGGCCACTAGCACCGTCGTCTGGGCGTTAACCAATATATTGGTCTTCCAGCCGTTGGCGCTGATGCCCGGGGGCACGGCGGTCAGGGTGATGGTGCTGGTATAGGTGCCTGCATTGTAGGCAGCACTAGCAACAGCGTAGGCACTCCACTCGTTGGACTCGTTGATCAACCGGGCCAGTTCAATGCCTACCGCCTGGATGGTATCGCCGGGGAGGGTGGAGTAGAACACCGTTAGGGGTCCTTCGGCGCGATCGCTGGGGGTAAGCGACAGGCTGAGGTATTGGCCACCCCGTTGTAGGATGCCATTGGCGGGTAGCTGGGTCTCGATCGCCTCAGTAGCGGGCTGGGAGGGCGGGTCTACCACCAGGGTTTGCCGGAACACCAGGGACGCACTAGCGGCGGTGCCGGCGGTGACGGTGCCAGCGTCTAGCTTTTGCACCGTCCGCACCCGGTCTAAGCCGGTGCCATCCCACTCGTAATGAACGATTTGATAGGTACCAGCGTAGTCACCGGAGGCGATCACAAAGGTAGAGCCAATGACGCCTCGGTTAGCGGCATGCTGCCAGGTTTGGCCACTGGGCAGGGCAAAGCGGTAGATATTAGCCCCATAGGCGGTGGTGGTGACCACCATGTTGGTAGCCGCCTGGGTATAAACGTCCACCTTGCGCACGACATTGTAGGTGCCATTGACGGTGGCGGGTAGGGCCGCTGATACCGTCACGGTGGCAGGCGTCGGGGTGAGGTTAGCGCCATCCCAGGAGAAGGCCAGCGAGTCGGTGGTATTCACCCGCAGGCTAGCTGGGTATTGGTAGAAGAACGCCGCATTGGTGATCTGACTAGCACCGGTCAGTGTTGCCTTGCCGTCACTGGTGGAGGTAGCGATCGTCAAGGTCTGGGTTGCCTTGGTGCCGCCGGCGGTGGCCCGCACTGATACCGGTGACTCAGCATTTAAGCGCTCTAGCAACTGGGAGACAGAGGGCACATTGTCGATGGTTTGCTTATAGGCGGTCCCATTGAGCTGGGTGCCAGCAATGACCGCCTGGGTGCCCTGGATGGAACCCGGCAAAAACTGAACACTGAAGGTATTGCCGTAGCCGCCAAAGTCCTTAAATTCACCCACCAGGGTGGTGCCATTATTGGTGAGGGTGCCGGAGGCTTTGGCGGAATTGTCCGCCCGTACCCCTAGCACCAGGGGCGCACCGCCTTTGACGCCACCGCGAAAGGCTAAGGTAATGGCATCAGCCAGGGGTGAACCGGCGCCAAATACCTGCTGGGCTTGGTTGGCATTTCTAAAGGCATAGGTGGTTAGGGGCGTACCACCTAGGGCCGCACCTAGCACACAGACAACGTTGGGTGCAAATTCCTGGGCCAACTCCAGGGCGGAGGCATCCACCTGGGTGTAGGCGCCGGGTTGCAAAATACGGCTGACGGGCCGACCGAAAACAACACTAGAAGCCATGAGATTTTTCCTGCTATTGGACTGGAGTGAGTAATGCCCGTTGCCATAGCCGTCGCCATTCGTCTAGCGATCGCGGCTCGGCATAGTCTGCCAGCGTTGCCAGGGCGGCGGCGCGTTGATGGTCTGGCAGGTATTGATTGGCGAATAATTCAAGCGTTATCGGCATATAACCTATCCGGGGGAGTGATGTCGTTAAGTAGGTTCAACCCTTCGCCTGCTGCGCCAGACCATTGGCCGCCGGCGGTGAAATTTTCCCAACTGAAAATGTGCTGCAGTTGGTCTACGTCAGTCACTACCGATAGGTCGTAGGTGGCAGCAAAGGTTAGGCGGGATACGTAAAACTCGAACCCTGGCTGGCTTTGGGTGCCTTGGTATTCCACCTGGTCGTCAGCGGCATTAGTACAGCTCAGTTGATAAAAGCCGAGTGTCCTCAGTTGTGGAAGTGCCCACAGCGTCGCGTCTAGGCAATATTGCTGGAACCAAATATGGAGGTCATCGCGCAGGCGTTCATTAGTACAACAGATGGCCGCCTCTAGTTGGTCGTTGACCAGTAGCCCTGAAAATTTGCGAACCGTCAACCCACGCCCGGGCAGTTGTACGGGCTCCTCATGCCAGTCCAAATCAACCCCGGTGGGTTTATTGGTTGAGCCGAGCCGGAGGATAGCGATGCGCGGGCAGTGTTGACGGGCGGTCGGATAGGCGCTAGTCACATCCAATGGCAGCCATTGGCTAGCGCGACTATCCCCATGGTCTGCCTTAAGACGCCTGACGGCAGCCTCATTGACGTCCTTGGCAAATTGTCGGGCAATGTCCAGTAGGACGGTCTTGCCATCACAGGGGTAAGGGAACCGTTCACCAAAAAGAGCGCTTTCGCCTCCCGCTAGGCTGCTATCCATTGATGGCAATCTCGAAGAGGAGAATGATCAAAAAGGCGGCGATCGCGATAAACCACAGCATCAGAAGCCATGTTCCTTTAGAACGTCTTGAACCGCCGCCGCGATCGCCTGCTGGATTTCCGGGTCCGCCCGGTTGACGGCTGACTCGAACCAGTACTTACCAGCCATTGGCGGTAACGTTTTGGCAAAGAAATAACGGCCACTAATGCCCCTAAGGCCGTTCTCGCCATTGACAAGCTGATGATTGCCGCCTGGGATCGTAAGTCGTGCCTTGGAAGCATAGCCAGCCTTAGCGCTAGGGGTGTACTTAGGGCGCACCTCGCCCCGGCCTGTCTCCAGGATGGCGAGGTAATTCCATTCCTCCGGGTTGTCCGCGTAGCGGGTCATCGCAGAGGCATAGATGCGGGAGCGAAAGGGAGAACCGTAAGGATACTCCGCCTGGACGCTAGCGGCACCGCGTCCGGTGCGCTTTTGAATGACGTGGCCGCCAGTACGGCTGCTGAAGGGCACCCCGCTTAGGTGCTCCTTGCCGTAGGTGGTAATTAGATCCGAAGCGTCCTGGATCGCTGTTCTGGCAATCTCAGGGATCAGTTCCTTTACTTGGCCTAGCCCAAACTGGCCAGACTTCAGGTTGATGGCATAGCGGTAAGCCATTATTTAGCTGCGGCTTCCTTGGCGGGCTTAGGTGCGGCGATTTCTTCTACCGTGAAGCGATCGCCATAGATAGCGCTTAGCTCCTCCTGGAGGGCCACCACCTGCACGCCCACTACGGGCTCCCCGATCGCCACCAATTTAGCTACCGGCAGGTAGATGGAACCTTGCTTAATCTCGCCGGTGGTATCAATAACGTGATAACCCATCTTCTTTTACTCCAAACCGTTCGCGGGATAAAAATACTTGAAAGGCGGCAACGGTATCACCCATCTGGCACGGCATCACCGGCGCGGTGGCGTAGTAGATGCCGCCTGCTATCTGAAATCGGTCCTGGCGCTTTGGGCGATCGTTGACCACCACAAATACCTCACCCGGGTCCTGCACTAGGTAAAGGCTTGCCTCACCCTGGTAGTAGATGCCGCCCTTGTCCTGGAATGGCGTTTGCTTGGGCCGACAGAAAATGCCCTTTAGTGGGTTGTTTGGGTTGGGCCGGT